TCCAACGGAGCGAGTGCGCCACTCCGATCCTTTGCTTCGAACTGCAGATCGGGTTGAGTCTGCAAGAATCGATAGGTTTCGCCCTGCGGCTTCTTATTTACACCGAGGCGGAATACTTCGTCGAAGAAATACGGTATCTTCGAACCCAGCTTGGAACCGGGCATCGACGGGCCATACTTGACCACACCAGTCATCTCGTCCTTCATGGGCTCCATCTTGGCAGCCACATAGACGTTCTTCCCGGGCAGGTCGCGGAACAGGCGGATGAGCGTCTCCATCTTCTCGATCAGCTCACCGTAAGCCTGACGCGGGTCTTTGACCTGCCGCTTGGCATTGTTGAGCACGACCTCTGCGATTTCAGAGATGCTGTCCAGACCGACGCTTGCGAATTGCTTCGCTTCCGCGCTTCGAGCACACCACTCATAGGCGTCCGTCAAGTCTTGCACGTTCGTCACGGTGATGATGGGCATGTTGTAACAGATGTTCGGATTGCCCACACCGAACAGACGCTCCAGGTTAGCCTTGCGGAGCGACAGCACACCGGACTCGGCGCTGATCAGTACAGGGGCAGGCAAGGTGGCCGACAGAACTGTCTTCCCCATACCCGCACCGCCATAGACCAGCGCCTTCACTCCGGAGAGCTGTGACGCCTGCTCAGCTGTGGTGAATTGCAAAGCCATCAGCCTTCTCCTTTGTCAAACTCGTCGGCGAGCTTTTGCAGCCGACCCCGTACTTCTTCAACTTCTTTGCAGCGTTCGTTCCAAAGGCTGAACTCTACCAGACTTTCAACCTCTTTGCTCACGAGACGATGCAGGTATTGCGGGCTGAGCGCATCGAGCTCCCAGCTTTCCTCACCGTACTGTGCCCGATAGGACTCATAACGGCTGTCAGTGACCTTGGCAGGGTTAGGCGGAGGGTTCTGCTCCTCAACCTGATCCATGTTCAAGGCCAGCCTGCGGAAGTCAATGCTCGCGCAATGCCTGCTGAACAGCTCGAGGCGTTCGTGCAGGTCACGCGACATGTCGATGCCGCTCGGGTCATGGTCTCCAAGGTGCAAGACCACAATTTCCTGGCTTGCCCGCATTATACGGGTCTTGGCCAGCTCGCGCAACGTGGTGGCGCTAGGATATCCACGAGCCGGAAGGAGCGGAACATCCCATTCCTTGCAGGTGCGTTCCAGCACACCGGCCAGCGCTTCCTTCTCCACCACGACGATGACGCGGTTCGGTTGATCTGACCACAGATCTTCGTGATAGCTCTGCGCGCACGCTTGCAGAATGTCACTACCGCTGGACCAGTGCGAGCGCTCCAGAATGCCGCGCGTGCGGTCTTCGATAGCGTCCCAGTCGATAAGACCAGCGAGGCGAGCATTCGTCATCAGTGCGACGATGTTGTCGTAACTGCGCACGGTGTTCTCGATATGTCCGCGCGCCACGAGTTGATAGTAAAGCTGGCGGATCGTCAGTCGGTAGCCCTGCCCATTGTAGTCTGTGACGATCTCGTCGCAGAGTGCAATCAGCTTGAGCGACGCCTTGTGAAACCGCGGAGCGTCGATGTAGGCTTCCTTCACGATTCGATCTCCAAGTCAATCTGGAGCACAGAACCGCAATGCGGGCAGCTCACTTCGTTGTCACCTTCCTGCAAGTCTTGCAGTTGGCCCGCCTGGTGCTCGAGCTGCACTTGCTCCGGCGTACCATACACGCGGGATTCGAAGCGGTTGAGCAGCGTGCGCAGCGGGCCGTTCAGATTCGGATAGTAGTGCTCGACGTGCCTGATCAATTCCTCGTCGGAGAAATTGCCAATGATAGGAGGCACTTGAGCAGCAGACTTGATTTTCATTTCGCTTCTCCCATGTCAAGAGGGTTGCGGAAGCCCAGGAACACGGGAAAGCGCGGGGCTTCCTTCACGCCAACCTCGAAATGCTTGTACTTGGCAATCTTGCCTGCCAGCGTACCAGCCAGCCACATGGCCCAGAGCTCCGCGCGCTGCGCCGCCGTGTATCCCGTACCGATATTGAACTCGATACCTGTGGTCAGGTCACGCACCTTCAGCGCCCCAAGCGTGCCCATGGGCACCTTACCGTCCTGATGGGAACTGCGCTTCGTGTAGCCGAGCTCATCGAGCGTCGCTTCGTTGGCATTGTGCATGAGCTCTTCCACACCGATGACCACAGCTTCCGAGTCCGCGAAGCGCTTCACCTTGAGCAGATAGCCCTCCCGCGCGGTACTGCGACCGAACTTGTAGATGCCCTTCGGGTCACGGATCATGACACCCTCGAACCCTTGCTCCAGCGTGATCGTCTCGAACGCATGAAGCTCTTGTTCGTTATGAACGAGCGTCTGCTTGAGCAGCCGGATCCGCGGGTAGTTACCCAGCGCACCATCTTTGAAGGCACGCTCCATCAGGCGCAGACGCTCACCGTAAGGCATCTTGGCATCGGTGAAGAAGTCAAACACCCAAAAAGTGAAGTCGGGTTCCCCGTCCCGCGACATGACGCCGTTGGTCGTTGCCTGCATCACGTTCTTGTCGTTTGCAGGGCCCACCGTAAGCTCACCGTCCAGCCCGTTGAACAAGGCTTGCCCAAGGTAGTCTTGGACGAACCCGTTCGGGATGGGTTTCATGGTGCGCGACATCGCCATGTCTTCATTGATGACAGAGCGGATGCCGTCCAGCTTGGCGCTGGCATAGACAGGGAACTTGATTTCTTTCGGTGATTCCACCGCGAGCATGGGCTTCATCTTAACCTCCGAGACGGCGATACTTGTCATAGAGCGCCATGCTGTTCGGCAGGTACTGGCGCAGCAGCTGATCAATGGCCTGTGCGTAGCGCTGTGCCTCGATCTGGGCGTGGCTGTGGTCACGCAAGCGCAGGAAGTTCAGCATGTTATGCAGGTCTTGCTTCCAGAGCCAGTGCGTGTAGTGGTTGAGGTGCAGCAGCGTCCGCGCATGCTCAGCAGCCACACCGCGCTCCAGAGCTTCTTGATACAGACCATAGGACAGCTCGCACTGGCTATGCAGCACACGGCGGAACCATTCCTGAGTCGGCTTGTCCAGGTTGTCTTCCTGCCCCTGCTTCTTGTTGGCAGCCTTACCGCCCACGACTTCCGGGACGTACCATTCCGCCGGGAGCTGCACATAGCGACCGCTCACCTCGTTGATGGTAGCAGTGCGGTGGCGCACGAATTGCCGCGCGACGAAGATCGGCATCTTCATTTCCAGCCAGATTTCCACCATCTCGAACGGGCTGGTGTGCCAGTTGCGCATCAGGTAGTCTGCCAGCTTGAGGTCAGCTTCGCGGGTGCGTTCGCTGTCCATCTGGTCAAACGACATGCGAGCGGACTGTGCCGGATCGATATCGTCTGCGTCGAACGGTGCGTCCGGACGACGGTTCGGGCCCGACATGTTGCGCAGGGCCACGAAACCGTGATCCAGAACGTCCAGAGCGATGGCCCCCTTGCCTTCGTAATTCGGTTGATTCATTGCATCTCCAATTGAACACGGGCGCGAGCCCTTCTCATTGCCTCTTTGGCGCGCTTGTCACACAGATGGTTCGTGACGAAGCGTGCCTCCTTCTTGCCTGTGTGCCCCTTCACATGTCGGAACACGACTCTCAGGCTGTGGTCGGAACGCAGGCGGCGCAACACACGCACCGCTTCCCATTCCTGGGCAGGCAGATTCCTCCGCTTACCCTCGAACGCATCGATTGCCGCCATGCAGTCAGTTTGGATGAGAACTTCATCGTCTGACTGCACAAGCTGGAGGCGGGTCGCAATGTAGAGGGCGTTCGCCACAGCTTGCATCTCCGCTGCGATGTTACCCTCCACACGACATTTCATCTCACCGCCTCCACCTTGTTTGCCGCGTTCGGATGCGATCCAATACCCATAGCCGGCGACGTTCGTGTCTGGACAGAACGAGGCGTCCGCAATCACAGTGACCCGCATTTCCGACGCTCCCAAGACGCTTTGATGCGCGCGGATTGTTCTTCCCGCGCCTTGGGATCGGCATAACGCGCCTTCGCTGCTGCGGATTGCTTGGCGCGGACCACAGGGTCCGCCAGCGCTGTGCGAATCGCTTTACTTTGACGCTGCTTTACTTCGGGAACCGCCAAGACGTCGCGCATCGCTTGGGAGTGCTTTGCCTTGTCTGCTTCCGTCGGATTGTGCCAACCTTCACCGCCGTCCGTATGGTTGCACAGCTCAACACCCATACGACGGAAGCACTTGATAAGACCCTTCTCAAGCTCGAACGCAATCTCCGCGCTAGAGCATTCCATCAGTCCTACAAGGATGTTCCCCTTGCCGTGCTTCGCGACGATGCGCTGATGATGTTTGCTGCGGCGCCCTGCGGACATCTCGAATGCACGCTGGCGGGTGCCTTTGCCGACGTAGAACACCGTTCCGTCCGGTCGGGCATGCACATAGGCAAAGGCGCCACTCATTGCTTGTCCCCCGGCGCCGATGCACGTTTCTTCGGAAGCACGATCTCCAGCGCAGGCGAACCGGGCTTCACGATCAGGCACTGGTCGAAGAGCTGGATTTGCTCGGCGGTCAGCTCGCGGTATTCCTTGAGCTTGAGCGAAGGTTTCCACTGGACCATGGCGTCGGGGTGGATGCCGGCCTGGGAGAACTGTTCGCGCATCGCCTGGAACGCACCAG